CCCCAAAGAACCACGCCTAGCACCTTTTCGTATTGCTAGAATGCTGTGTCATAAGCACGAATTAATTAAAATTACGAGGATTCTGGTACGAATCACTAACTTTTCAGGCTATTTCTTCACTGGGTGTTTGATATCGCGGTGAGCAGTCCTTGCTTTGAGAGAATTGAAAGTCTTCTTACAATCCTGACATTGAAAATTGAGCACTCTTGGACCGCTTTTGGCTTGTTCAAGCTTCTTTGGCTCTTTCTTCTTCTTGTCGTAGTCTCGAACTACATTCTCAACTACAGGTTTAAGAGCCCCAATAGCTGCTCCAACGCCTTTGGCCAATGGATGAGGTATGAGCATAAGCCCAGACGCCGCCACATCGGCCATTGTCGCAAGGACAGACTTCCACCAATCTGTGCTGTTATTGTACTTAAACATCACAGCTGGTGGTAGAGCTCGCATTGTACGAGAATATAATTCAAGAGCCATTGCATCTAAAGAGGGAGAAGGAGTAGCAAGAACAAGGATGTCAGGTTGATTATCATTGGGATACCGTTCTAGAATCCACCGTACTCGCACTGTAATGGTTGACTGAGTAGATAGACCAGTAAACATAACGCATTTGGTATTCATAGGCACTTTGCCGGGATATGAAGTTTGGCATTGATGTGTATGGCCATTCAGTGAAGCACTGGCAGTGGCTGGAAGAAGGGCACTTGGGATTTCAACCATCGGTGATGGAACACCATCTTTCAAGAAAATCGGGACTAACGGTCCACACTGGGCTGGCAAGCTTGCTAATTCTAACAATTGAACCACAGCGTAAAACCCCTCTCTGGCGTGCCATTGAGTGGTATTAGGTAACAACAAGGCTTCTCCTAAATTCTTGGGTGGAACGCGGACGGGGAAGACATTGAACGAGCCGAGACTCACACCACCGTCAAATAAATTGACACACCAGTTTTCACCTGGTTGCTGGTTCATATCTGAGGCAGTACATAAGCCTTGTTGATATACATCAGCAGTAGTGTTTACACCTTCAATGCCAACAGCCACGACTTTGCTCGGTCCAGCAAGATAAGAGTCGTCGAGTTTAATACCCAGACTGTTAGAGTCACGATAATCTGGAAAGTCAGCGCTACCATCAGCGAAATCGATCATGACGGGATACATATTTACATTGGATGTGTTCCAACGCTCTGCAGTATTGCCGAATACATCGCAATCATTACACACAACATTCCGTTGTATGGGATTGGTGCTGATTCGACAAGACCACGGACCGGTGAAACCATCGGGCATAGATACTTGGAGTTCTTGCAATATACTACATACGACACTGTTTCCTTGATTCATGTCGGGGATGCCCTTAAATTGGGGAACTTTATTGTCATGCCATGGATCAGTAGCTAGCTTGAGAAACGCATACCCATCGGGAGTGAGTTGCCCATTCTTAACTAAAGTTTCAAGGATAACTTTAGAGTTCTCAAATTTCCGAGCAGAAGGAATTTCGAAGTCTAATGTTTCTGATAAGGGGTTAATTGTGTTAATTGGTCCTGGTATGTCATCATCGATAGCATCGTTAGCTGTAACCGGAGTTACAACAGGAGTCTTTGGAATAGGATCTTTAAATTTTGGATCACGACGTGAAGACATTGTTCCATTTGCCTGTATCACGGAGAGTTGACAGCCTCCCCGGGGTTTCGCTAGCCACCAAGGCTCTCCCATCTCACCGACCACGCTACGGATGGGCCACGCAAAACACTGTCATCGATCATAAAGGTAGCAGTTGTAAGCTGCATTTCATAGGCTAAATAGGTAATTAGATAAATAACAGTCGTCATAATAGCTAGCGGGTACCACCAACGGTCGCCACCATGGCTACTGTTAAGCCACTCGAACCCAGCTATATCCGTTCTATACGTAGTCACGCCACAATTTCGACCATCCACTCCTACTAGGTAAGAGTAGAGGCATTGGCATCGTAGCTGCTACGGCAAGATCTTCAGAAATTTCCCTAATTTCCTCAACAGATATAGCATATCTCATCCACATGAATCTCAAAAGGAATTCATGTTCTAATTTCCCCACGAAATCAGATTCTGGTTTGTAAAACGATTCTTTCTCCTTCACGTCTGTGAAACCTCTCGTTTTATAAAGTTTCATCAAGGGACCTAAAATTGGGTAATCCACTGGAATATCCCCTATTCCATTAGCTAAACTATGAGCGGCCATTAACCAGGCTTCTTCTGGTCGCTTAGTTTTAAAAATGATACGAGGGTCATTCATAATTTTACCCAACTTGATCGCTTGGGAAGGAAGAGGGAGCCAGACATACTCCTCAGCATCCAAAACTGGAAACCAGCTTCCTTTTAAAAAAGTCACCCCACAAAAATCAGTTGAAGAGTGATATTTTGACAGAAAGCCGTGCTCCTTTTGGAACCTAGGAATATTTGCAGGATTAGACAACCCTTCGGCAAAAAACGCAAGGAGTGTATTACCATTGTTAATCGAATTGCCTAGAGTTGTGTCCGGAAACCCCGTACCACGTTGAGGCGGTATTGGAATGTGGAGTCGAAAACCCAAAGTTTTTTCCTCATAAACTCCTGGCTTCAGCATGGCGTGAAAAAGCCGACCAGCAGAGTCAGCACTTAAACCTAACATCTTCAACATCAGCATTTCATGACGCAGTGCGTGGACACCCTGGGTTCGATCAAACTTCTCAAAATCCATCTCACCGAACACAATCTGAGTATCCTTCAAGATAAAAAAAGTATCGTCACCCGCAACTATAAAGGCTGCACGCTGCGTCCGACCCTTGACCCAGTCGAGTTTCTTTGTAAACCATTTGGAGAGGTCACTCCCATTCTTCCCTGATCCTACTGTCAGCCACACTTCCCACCCACTCGAGAAAATGAATGGGCGAGAAATGGCTTCTTTGTAAAGCTTCATCGCTCTATCAATAGCGATACAGCAATCTGCTTGGATTGTCGGGTGGGCTGCTTTAATTACACGCCCTTTCAAAGTGGGTTTATGAGGCAGAACCTCGTCGGACTTCAGAAACATCGACGACTTCGCTAAGATATATCCTTCTTCCCTCATTTGTACAGCTTCCTTGGCGCGCTCTCTTTGCATAGCAAGATTGAAATGATTAATCCATTCCAACCGGGTCATTTTCCATTTCAATATAGTCTTTGTTTCATCAGTCAACCCACGGTCCAAAACCTTATGGATCAACGGCGAGACCAAGCCATATGTTCGGGACCAACGATTTGATACCGAACATTTGGGATTCGCATGAGTAATAAAGCAGTCACTGCCTTCCTTCTCGCAATTAATCAGAGGTTCAACCACCGCGAGATTGCGCGTACTCAATGCATAAAAGAAATGATGAATTCCAACAGGACGTTGAAAAATTGCCGGAGAACTGACCAGGATATAGATTCCACTGTCCTTGAGCTTTGTGTCATAAACCCCTATCTCAGGAACATTCCATTCTTTCGGTAAGGTGACACGAGGTGCAGACAGATTTGCTGGAATATAAGCCTCGTCGTAAGTGAGAGATTTATGGACTACATTAATGAAGTCTCGTTGGGAACCATCAAGCAAAGCTTCATACCACGGCTCCAAACTAGGATTACGAAAACAATAATTAGAGTGACTTTTGGCCACCGCAATAGCAGATGGCTGGGGAGCTCCCTTAATTAATTTAAAGGCATCAAAACACAATTCTGGCGACAGAGTTGGTATGCCAAGGGTGAGTTTACGCACGTCTCGCAACTGATCGAGGTACATGGGAAAAGCACTCAGACAAATAAAAGAATAAGCCCGAGACAAATACTTGCCAACGCCACTTTCTGGGTCAATTAAACTAATTAACACACCCATACTTGCGGCTCCAACGTACGCTTTGTCATTCAATGCCAATGTTATCCTTAGATTCCACAAACCATGAACGACCGGGGGGAGATATGTAAACATCGTATGGACGAGAAATTTTCCAATCCAAGCTCCGAAAAAATTCAACCCGATCCTCACTTTGACCGGGAGATTATTTGGTGGCGGAAAATAAATGTCATTATTCCCAGCTTGAATTGTAACTGGAATCGCTTCAATTGTTGCTATAATCGCAGTACCAATTGGACCAAGTCTCTGTTTGAAAGCTTCCTCCACTAAGGGAGCAAGCGCCAAACATGCGCACGATCGAATTCGTACAATTCTTTCAGGCCAATCGCGAATATTTGAAAGCTGAAAACTAGCCTTCTTTTCTCTTATATTCCCTATTGCGCGTGCGACAAAAGATGGGGGTCGAACAGAACGCCACAAATCAATCAAACGTTTTACAAAATATTTGATTAATAGTTGCCCTTGTTTAGACCAACCCACAAGTCGTCTTAAAGCGATCATCAAGATTTGTTGTAACATCTTGGCGAAGCTAGAAAGATTTGGCAACCTCTCGAGAACACAGCCAGCAGCCATTAGCCCCGTGCCTTTAGTTAGCATGAGTCCAACGATCGCCAGTCCTACTTTCCACCAGTTGCCTTGCAATTGTCCTAACCACGATTCCGTTATCTTAACAAATTTACTTTTCATCGTCTTATATAACGGAAAACTATCTCCAAACTCACGGACCGCCAATTCGGCCCTTTCGTAATCACTGGCATAATTATGCCAGGTCAAGTAGGTCACGGTGTCCTGCAACACCGTGGCTTTGTCGATTTCCCCAAATTGGAAAAGCCTCTCATATTTTTCGGAAGACAAGAGGTTATTAACTTGGGTAGTCAGGTTATTTATTTGATAACATTGCCGCGTCTTGTTAGTCATGTCGCCGCTTAGTTCACGCACGACAGAAGAAGCAACTAACAAGTCTTTCGGCCCACCAAACAGCCACTCCCATGTGTTCTGGCCAACTCTCCAAACATTATCCTTGAACCTTGGATGAGGTCTAAGCTCAAGAAGTAAGTTTGAAATAGTCGGGCAGCGCCGCGGATCTTCTATCCTCAACCCGTAATTCCCTATCTTCACACGGAAGATATGATAATCACCGATTTGTCGGAATAATTCCCATACGGCTTGGGAACTCCCGTAGGAGCGTATTGACTCTCGCAGCAGAAAATCGTTGGGTGGCGAGGGTGTCCACTCCGGCTCCGAAGGGCTGGAGGCAGCATGGACTAACCCATTTTTAACCATATACGGTCCTTCGTCAAACGTACATCCCCCGTATGCATGCTCTGGATAGATCATGCAAGCCCAAAGAACGTCCGTGACGCCGTTACGGCTCAATTCCGACATTACTGCATCGAAATCAATATTGTAGAGATCTTCACAGATCACTACGTGCTTAGAAGTAGGGGACACTGAGGCATTCATCGCCAAGAAATTCTCGTAGGACGTGACGTCCTTAGCAGTAATAAGGGGACGGAACCATGTAATGCTAGGAACATAATACGGCCGCATCCTCCCTTGAACGTGCTGATGCAAGGACAAAAGCCGTTTTGACCCATAATAGTCCAAAATAGTTTTATCCGGTCCAGCTAACTCTAGGGCCTTCTTCAATAAGATTCTATCTACTGCCGCTCGCGCCACACGCGCTGTGGGATGAGCTGATCCGTGGACTGAACGATTCTTTCGAGTGACAAGGCCAAAATCATGAGCAATTTTATTCACTTTGTCATTCTCGACATCCACCGGGAATTCAGATATAATTTTATTATATATGGCCACTGACTGCCGGAAAGTTGCCTTCGGAAGGATAGCAACGAGATTTTCAATTAGGACCTCCACTTTGGTCGGGTTGTCCATGTCGATGTTAACCAGCGTCTCGAAAGGAACCTTCTTGGCAACTGGTGGTGTTATCGGGCTTTGTGGGCGTGGGGTGCCTGAGGTAGCCTTCGACCTCGCAGGTTCCAAAATTTCCTTAATATTGGATTCCGCTTTCTTCTTCTGTTGATCTGTTTTCTTGGGAATAGAATCAGATGGTCGTGACGCTTGCTTCTTCGTCGGGCGACCAGAAGAACTGACAGATTTAGCTGTCGCCTTCACATCGGTCGATCGAATGATCTTATCATGGAAGGACTGAACCTCCGGAGGTATTGTTTTACCAAGTAATCCGAAGTCGAATCGAAAACCCTCGTGAACAGGGGGGGTGGGATTCGTTACCACCACAGGTGAGGCTAGAGAACTAGCGGGCTGTGGAAGAGGCGAGGCTGTTGAAATAACAACCTCCGCTTGTTGTGGAACAGGCGGCATGGTTTCATTATTGAGTGATTCCATGCAATAAACTAAGTGTTTA